TCCCACTCGAACATTACAGGATACTAATGATGCGACATTGGAGAATTTCTTTAAACGTCCTATCACGATCGCTGAGGAAGAGTGGAATACTTCAACCACTCTTGGGTTTGATATCGATCCTTGGAAATTATTTTTCGAAAATCCGCGTGTGATTAATCGTATCGCAAATTACAACTTGTTGCGTGCCAAGTTGCATGTTAAGATTGTTATCAATGGCAATGAATTCCACTATGGAAGAGCGATGGTGAGTTATGTACCATTTGATGGTTTCGATTCATTATCGTCAAATGCTGCACTGATCCGTCAGGATCTGGTTCAAGCATCGCAACAACCACGTATTTTCTTAGATCCCAGAACTTCGCAAGGCGGTGATATGATTTTGCCATTTTATAACTATTGGAATTATATTTCAATTCCTAAGAAACAATGGAGAGAAATGGGACAATTGTATTTCCGAAGCATAAACACACTGAAACACGCCAATGGAGCAGATGCTACTGCTACTATCAAAGTGTTTGCTTATGCTACAGATGTTAAAATGTCTGTTCTTACATCTCGAGAACCTGGTAATATGGGACCTCAGTCAGGTAAGGAAATTGATGAGGTTAATGAGAAAGGTAAAGTTTCAGGTCCTGCAACTGCAATAGCCAAGGCTGCTGGCGCAATGAAAGATGTACCATATATAGGTTCTTTCGCGCATGCAACCGAAATGGTTGCAAGTACTACAGCAGCTGTAGCTAAAATGCATGGTTATAGTAGGCCTCCGGTGACAAAGAATCCAGAACCATACAAACCTTATCCAGCATCAGCATTGGCTTTGGCCAATACGGGTGATGGACCAACAAAGTTAACAATCGATGATAAACAAGAATTGACTATTGATCCAAGGACGGCAGGGCTTGGTGGAGCGGACCCAATGAATATTAAAGACATTGCGAGTAGAGAATCCTATTTGACAACTTTTAGTTGGAATATGGGGACACCACCAGAAACATTGTTATGGAACATGCGTTTGGATCCATGCATTTGGGCTGAGAATGCTGGACCTCCCACATCGTATCATTTTCCAGCTTGTGCTATGGCAGCGTTGCCATATAAATATTGGACAGGATCGATGAAGGTTCGTTTTCAAATCGTCTCTTCCGGATATCACAAGGGACGTCTTAAATTTGTGTATGATCCAAATCACTTTGAGAGTAATGAGTACAACACCAATTACTTAAATATTGTTAGTCTTGGGAAACAGAATGATTTCACTATTGAAATTGCGTGTGGTCAGGACCGTACATTGTTATCTCATGCTCGTCCAGGATCCAATTCGGTGACTGAAATGTACAGTACAACCCCTTACACATCTACTGCCAGTTTTGGTAATGGCGTGCTTGGGGTGTATGTCGTTAACGAGCTCACCACTCCAAATAGTTCTGTGAATAATGATATAGAAATTAACGTGTTTGTTTCCATGGGTGATGACTTTGAAGTCTTTGTCCCTGACGATTATTTCCAATACTTTACATTTAAACCAAAACCACAGTCAGGTTTGGAACCTCAGTCTGGAATGGAGGGAGTGACCGTGCCTGAATCCCAGACCACGGATGAATCATCTGCTCCTCAACATGAGAAAAGTATAGCGTTGGGTCCGACAAAATCGGATACTAGGAACATAAATAGGGTTTTTACTGGGGAAGCCATAAAAACCTTCCGAACCCCGCTTAAACGATATAATTTATGGTCTGCAGTGGGATACAATTCTGATACAGATACACAAATTTCTGGAAGATATTCTATGTTTCCATATCTAAGAGGTGCTGTGATTGGTGCTGTGGATACTACATCCAGTGGTGATCCGTATAATTATTGTAATACTGTTTTATTGCACTGGGTGACGTTGGCGTTTTCTGGTTGGCGTGGTTCTATCCGATATAAGTTACTTCCACGAGGTAACTTCAATGCAGATCAGAGGCCAACAGTTTACATTCAACGTCACCCTGTTGGTGAAATAGAGTATTATTATAGTTCGAGTGCTGCTCCAACGTATAATGATCGGAAGGCGACACGACGAGGTGTTGTGGCTGTTAAGCAACCATTTCCGACATTGTCTAATCCATTTACAGGTATTAAGGGTCAATTGTACCAGTCCGGATACTTGAATCCCGCGGTGGAGTTTGAAGTCCCGTATTATTCACAGTTCAGGTTTACACCTGGAAAGGAAGAGAATCATACTGGTGTTAACCTGTTTAATGAAGGATGGGATTATCGTATCCAAGGACGTGGTGATACCACATCAGTATGGGATATTCATGTCGCTGCTGGAGAAGATTTTCAAACTTTCTTCTTTACAGGACTTCCTCGTATGTATTACGAGGACATTGCTCCTGCGTAAGCAGGATCCTTGGAGACTGACACTCCTAAGTAATTAAAAGTAGTTTCGTACACTAGCAGGAAAGAGTACGACTTAATAAAATATGGTTCTGTGGCCGAACCAGGCGCTGAAAAGCGACCGGACTATCCGCCGAATGAAGATGTGACTTACTTAAGTAGGTTGCTTGATCTATAAACGATTATCTTCTTCGGAGGATGATTGTGATCAAGTGGCGTTCCTATAGCGTCTCCTGATAAGGGAGTCACAACTTTTATAGCGGTAGCCCCGAGACCTTCGTAAGAACGTCCCGATTGCATGACCTTGTATACTTTGGATAGGGTCATGCATACCGGTGGGCC